TCGGACGTTGTTCTGACGCGTATCGAAAACAGCCAGACGCCGGGTATACCGGATTTGTTATTGATGGACCGGCGCAAGCGGCTGCACATGGTTGAGTTGAAAGTCGCGAAAGGTAACCAGGTCAACCTGTCCCCGTTTCAGGTGAGCTTTGCGGTCCGGCACCAAGGCAGCAATTGCTGGGTGCTGGTGCAGCGTTGGCGGCCATCAGACACGCAGGCGGAATGTTTGTTGTATTCAGCGGATCAGGTGATGGATGTGTCGGTAAATGGCATGAACAAAACAAAGCCGCGTCTACTTTTTCCCTGTTCGTCGGGCTATAGTCCGTTTATTGAGTATTTGAGTCGGGGGCCCCTTTGAGCCTTAGTCTGGACTCCACGGCGGATGTACAAAAATTACGTTTAGAGTTGCGTTTGAAGCAGCTTGAGCGTGTGGAATCCTGCCAAAATAATTTTTTACCATTTGTAAATGCTATGTGGCCCCAGTTTATTGCGGGTCGGCACCATCATTTGATCGCTGAAAAGCTTGAGCAGATCGCGAATGGTGAATTGAAGCGTTTGATCATCAACATGCCCCCGCGTCACACAAAGTCTGAGTTCGCGTCGTTTTTGTTCCCGGCGTGGATGATAGGGCGGAATCCGGCGATGAAGATCATACAGGCGACGCATACGACCGAGCTTGCTGTGAATTTTGGTAGAAAGGTCAAGAATCTTCTGGAGCAGGACGAATACAAAGAAGTTTTTGGCGGGACGGTGCTGTCGCAGGACAGCAAGGCGTCAGGACGCTGGGACACAAAATCCGGTGGTATGTATTACGCGGTGGGTGTTGGTTCGAACTTGGCTGGTCGTGGTGGTGACTTGATTATCATTGACGACCCGCACTCAGAGCAGACGGCGATGTCGGCGAGCGGGTTTGAAAACGCGTGGGAGTGGTACACGGCAGGGCCTCGACAGCGTTTGCAGCCCGGTGGCGCTATCGTTCTGGTGCAGACGCGCTGGTCTGAAAAAGACATGACGGGCAACTTGATTCGTCAAATGACCAGGGACCCCCACGCTGATCAGTGGGAAGTTGTGGAGTTACCGGCGATTTTGCCGTCTGGCGAGCCCACCTGGCCTGAGTTTTGGAAAAAAGAAGAGTTAGAGTCTGTAAAAGCGTCGATACCGCCGTATCAGTGGAATGCGCAGTATCAGCAGGCACCGACGTCAGAAACACTGGCGATCTTGAAGCGAGAGTGGTGGAAGATCTGGGAAGGGGTCACCATACCAAACTTGCAGTATGTGATTCAAAGTTACGACACGGCGTTCTCGAAACGCGAGACTGCGGACTACAGTGCGATCACGACATGGGGTGTGTTCTATCCAGAAGAGGCTGGGGGCCCCGCGAATCTTATCTTGCTTGATGCAAAGAAGGGCCGGTGGGATTTTCCAGAGTTGAAAGAGATCGCGTTGGACCTGTACAAGTATTGGGAGCCCGAAACCGTAATTATTGAGGCAAAAGCCACAGGGACCCCTCTGACTCACGAGCTACGGCAGGTTGGCATACCTGTTGTAAATTTCACACCGAGTCGTGGTAATGACAAGTTATCGAGAGTACATTCTATTTCTCCGTTGTTTGAAGCGGGGATGATCTGGGCACCGGACGAAAGCTGGGCGCACGAAGTTATTGAAGAGTGTGCTGCATTTCCGAACGGAACTCACGATGACTTGGTGGACAGCACGACCCAGGCGTTGATGCGATACCGTCAAGGCAACTTCGTGAATCTGCCCAGTGACGATTGGGAAGACAGCTATGGACCGGCCCAAATGATATCGGCGGCGAATTATTATGGATAACAGTTTTCTTTTCGGAGGTCGTTTATGACTTTGCCTATTGTTCTCTTGCAAAGGTTGGCGGCGGCAAAAAGCCGGGCTATGAAGCAAAGTCGTGAACTGGTCGAGGAGTCGATGTCTGCTGCAACCCGAAAGCGATTAGAGGCAAAACAGCGCAAAACCGTCGAAGAAATCAAAGATCTGCGAAAACAAATCAAAGATCAAACGCCCCCAGACGAGTTCCCGCCAGAGGGTTTTTCAGAGGGTGGTCGTGTGATTGGACCGGGGCTCTCGGGCCTGTTACGTGGCTTTACACAGGGACCCCTGGCACGTGTTTCACGTGAAACACAAGAACCGGTAGGTATGTTCCGTGGCGGCGGCATGGGCCGTTTCGTGCCAGAGCTTGATTTCTCTAACGTGAAGATTGACCCAACACAGCTACCTGCGTACGTCGCCCCTGCGGCGGCTGCTGAGACATTGGCTGCACAGCAAGCTGTCGCCACGCCAACTACACCTTCGACACGAGATTTGATAGCACAACAAAGAGCGTTAGAACAAGCACAGGCTATGGGTGCGTTGGCAACGGCACCAGGGCAGACACCGAATGAACCCGGTATGTTTTTGAGAGAGGGCACCGACGTATTGTTGTCGCCCAATGTCATAACAAATTATCAGGGACGAGGTGGCACCCGCCCGACCGATCCCGTAGCGACCGATCCCGTCGCCACAGACCCAGTCGCGACTGACCCGGTGGCTGCAGATCCTGTAGCTGCAGATCCCGTAGCTGCAGATCCCGTAGCGACCGAACCTGTGACAACGACCGAACCTGTGACAACGACTCCCGTGGCAACGACACCGGTAGCCACGACACCTGTAGCGTCTGAGCCTGTGCAAACTGTAGCGACTGATCCGGTCTACCTTCCGCCTGTAGAAACGACACCCGTCGTGGCAGGGCCGTCCGCTGCAGAGATCCTAGCCGCCGAACAAGCTGCCGCAGACGCACTTGCTGCTCAAGAAGCGGAACAGATAAGAATTGCACAAGAAGAAGCCGCTCGTGTTGCAGCAGAGCAAGAAGCCATACGAATAGCAAACGAACAAGCCGCTGCAGAACTGCTGGCCCAGCAAGAAGCCGCCCGCATTGCGCAGGAGCAGGCAGCAGCAGAAGAAGCAAAAAGACTTGCCGCAGAAACGTTAGCCGCTCAACAAGCAGCAGAAGAGGCCGAGCGTATCCGGTTGGCAGAAGAAGAAGCCCAGCGTATTGCAGCCGAGCAAGCAGCCGCAGAGGCTGCAGCAGCACAGGCGCTTGCAGATGAGCAAGCAGCACTTGAGGCTTTGGCACAACGACAGGCGGCGGAAGAGGCGGCAGCCCTCGCAGCAGAACAAGAGGCGCTTGCAGCCGCTGAAGCAGAGCGGATTGCCGCTGCCCAGTTAGCGGCAGAACAACTTGCTGCTCAACAGGCCGCTCAGTTAGCGGCAGAACAAGAGGCTGCCGCACAATTACAGGCGGCAGAACAACTTGCCGCCCAACAAGAGGCAGATCGTATAGCGATGGAAGCGCAACTTGCGGCGACTCCTGACCCCGATCCGATCTACGACGCGCCGACACAAGGTGAACTTTTACAAGCGGCTGAAACAGCGCAAGCGGCCACAGAGCCTTTATTCACGACACCTACTGATACGGCCACAGCGATAGACCGTGGCGCGTATGGACTGATGTTTGATCCCGTCGGTGGAGGTATCGGTTCGCTCCAAGCCGCGCTGGACAGAATCAATCTAACGGTGCCAGATCCTGTAGAAAATTTTGCGTTTGGATACCCGACCAGCCGGGGCATGGAAATCCAACGCACTTACATGCCTTTTGAAGGCACAGAGGAAGAGCGGGCTACAGGTTACACTATGCCGATCTACAAGCCCGTGGCTCAACAAACTATGCCGTCGTTGTTCAGGACAACAGAAACTGGCGACGTAGACCCTGACGCGTTCACTGCGGGCTCTGCTGCGCCGGGGCCCGGTTCAGGCACCATCAACACTGGCACGCAAAGCACGGCCCCCGGCACATACGGTCTTGAGCCGACGCAAATGTATCAATGTCCGAACGGGTACGTGTTGTCTTTTGTAAATGGCAACCCGATCTGTAATCGTGTCGGCGGCGGCGGTCCCGGTAAGAAACGACAAGTCCCACCAGAGGTGATCGATATCGCAGGTGGTATGCGATACGGCGGTGAGGTAGGCTTGAGTCAAGGCATCGGAAGCTTTGGAGCTTAGATATGGCAAATGGTGATACCCCACCTGTTTCATTGATGGATCGAGAAGGTTTGAATCTCGATGATGAGAACTTGCAGGCTGTCGAAGTAGAGGCTTTACCAGGCGATCTGATTACGAATGTAGAGATCGAAGGCATAGAGATTGTTCGAGAAGACGACGGTGGTGCTACTTTAGACTTCGATCCTTTTCGCAACCGGGATCGAGAAGACGATTTTTACGACAATCTCGCAGAGTTTTTGCCAGATTCGGTGCTTGCCCAAGTTTCTAACGAGCTTCTGGAGCAATATAGCGCCAATCGAGCGTCGAGACAGGACTGGGAAGACGCGTACTCCAAGGGCCTTGAGCTTTTGGGCTTCAATTACGAAGAGCGCACAGAGCCTTTCCGGGGCGCTACCGGTGTAACGCACCCACTTTTGGCAGAAGCAGCGGTCCAGTTTCAAGCACAAGCGTTTAATGAGCTTTTGCCAGCGGACGGTCCAGTACGAACCACGGTTCTTGGGTCGCAGACCACGGACAAAATGGACCAAGCGAAGCGTGTTCAAGACTTCATGAACTATTACATTACTAATGTGATGGAAGAATACACGCCAGAGTTTGACCAGATGCTGTTTTATTTGCCTCTGGCGGGTTCTACGTTCAAAAAAGTGTACTTTGACGACGCTCTGGGGCGGCCAGTTTGTAAATTTATACCGGCAGAGCACCTTGTAG